CATTGTAGATTTAAGGGCTGAAAATTTAGGCTCTTGCGATTTAGCAGCATTTCCAATTTTATTTAAGCCTTCGGTGGCTTGAGTTACTGCGGCAGTTAAATTAGAGAGTTGTACAAGTATCTCTACATTTAATGGAGGGACTTCACCTGCCATTTATTATCCCCCCATAGCGTTTCTAACGGCATCCCGGATGTATTGTGAAGCTCTGCCTGACTCAACAAGTTTATCTCTTGCAGGAATCATATAAGGGAATTTTACCCCACTTAGCCATCTCGAGGAGCCTTCCTCAACGGCTCTTGCATACTCAGCACCCGAACCAACACTTGCGGTATAACTTTCAAACCCAACGCGCCTTACTGGGTTAGCAATAATGTTTCTAAATAAATTACCAGTAGCGTAGTTTGGACCTTCACCATCTCTCGGACCGATATGAGGATTGTGGCGCAATGTATTATTACTTTGAATAGGTGGGTTTTTAACTTCACTAGCATTACGGCGAGCGTCAGTCCAGAGCGCAATAGTTATTTGGCGTGTAGCTAACATCCCCGCAGCATCCATCCGCTTTTGCCAAGCCTTTAGTGCGGCGGTTACTTGTGGGAGATTATCACTCACTTATTTTTCTCCATCTGCTCGATCTTAACTTCCTCGACCGCGTTGGCTATTGCTAGTAACCAATCAGATCGCCCGGCTGGTAGATCATCCACCTGTTCAGGTGTCCAGCCAAAACGATCAGCAAATCGGTAGTAATACCATTCTAAATCGGGATAATCTAGATTGGTAGAGCGTTGAAATCCCCTTAGTAAATCCTTTAGGCGTTCGAGCCGTCTAAAGGGCTATCAGCGTTGAGTTTGTTCTCATCTGTATCACTTAGGTCAGGGAATAAATCTTTTGTTAGGCTCTCGGTTTCTTTCATTAAAGCTACATAATCTTTAATAGGTAATTCCTCGATTGAATCCTCTTTAACCGAAGGGATTAAAAGATCGTAAGACCAATCCTCAATAATGGTTGCGAGTAAAGCGTTGCCGATAGCAATTCCTTTTTCTGCTTGGTTTTCGCTATCACCAGCACGCATAATTCTGTTTCGGTCTTTAACCTTTAGACTTGAAGCATCTTTAATAGTAACTGTTGCGCCCGATGGTAATGTTATTTTCTTAGACATATAGCCTCCTTGTTAGCCTTACGGTTATCCTAGCAAAAATAGGCAGTAGAGGTGCGGGAGCGGCGAAGGCGAGCCACTCAACCTGCCACCTCTACTGCGTTCTAGGGGTTACGCGACCGAAGTAGTTACGGCGTTTTTAACAACCCACTTGATAGGTGAGTATCCGACAGTTCCGCTATCGGTTAAGTTACCTTGAGCGTTAAAATCGACAAGCACTTCAACGAAATCCTTTGAGCGTTCAATAACTGCGAGTGTGTATGCACCCTTAGTCATTGTTGCTTGAATCGAAGTTTGAGTTGCGCCTGTTCCGGTAGTCCAGTTAAAGACTAGAGCAGGCTGAGTATTGCTGAGATAGTTAGTTAGTTGTGTGTCGTTTTCCATAAGGAATGTAGCCTTGCCAGAAACTTCCAGCGCTCCAAGAAATACGACGAACGGTGTTTGCACGTTTGAGATTCCATAGACAGGGGTAACGGGGCGCTTGAGGTCGATATTACCCATTGTATTTGTTGAGATGGTTGTACCGCCAACGCTTACTGTTCCAGTCCATACCACGCTAGGCAATACAGTCGAGAACGATGGGGTAGGAGTTGAAACCGCTGAGGAAACCCATCCAGTAGATTTTGCGTCATATTCAAGAAGTCCGTCAGCGTTCCACTTAAGAGTGAAGTCGTGGAATTGCTGGCCTGTATATGAGCGAACATTTGCGCTATAGAAATCGGTGATGGTGTAAGCCGAAGGTTGAGCATCTGCGGCGGCTGTTGCTGAGTTCTTTAGAGCGAGAGTGTGAACATAAGGGGCAGATCCAGTAACGACATCTTCACCTAGTACGCCAGCAAGCGGGTAAAGGATTGTGTCCGCGAATACTGCGCCACCAAAATCAAACTGCGTGTGAACGCGACCTTGGAGGTAGTTGTAATTCTTAACGAGAGATCCGCGCAGACCTTCATCGTAAAGAGGTGTATAAATATCTTGAGGCTTTACTGTGTTCGCAATAACCGGGATATAAGTGGTTGGAGTAGTAACCGCTGTTCCCTTAGTGGTTTCTTTAGCGATGCCCACATACGAACGATGGGTATTTTGTAGTGCCATTTATTCACGCTCCTTGCGTTGTGTCAGTCGCGGCCGACGGTGTTGGTATTGTTTTCTTTGGTGCAGAAGCGAGAGTTACATCGGCTGAAATGACCTCATCTGCCGAATCGAAAGTTTCGCCGGGTTTAACGGTCAATCCAAGTGTAGGAAATTCCTTTACTTGATCGCCGTTATAAAGATAAGTTGCCATTGTTCTCCTATGCCTGAATCATCTGGGTAACATCAAATCGAATCTCTGCAAAAGTTTCCGTTGCTCCGTTATCGGAAGTAACAGGCTCTCCATACAGACAATCAATCACGGGTTCTGCGCCTTGCCAGACATTTACTTGGGAGGTATCTCCAAAGTTATGACTAGCGCGGAGCTTATTCTTGATGTTATCCACTAGTGTATCAAAATCAGCCATAGCATTTTCGGCTAGGTTTTGTAATGAGTGGTGAAAGACTTGTAGTACAACCTGATAATCAACGCGCTTCCATCCGTTAGTTGCCCCACCAATAGCCAAACGAGTTTCGCGCTCGCTCTGAATAAAGATTACGACTGCGGCTCTACTCATCTGTCCAGGTGAAGCGTTTACTTGGTAGTTAATACGCTTTGGAAATGATGTAAATATCTGCCCTAATCCAATTATGTTTGCGCCAGTTAAATAGGTGTAAAGGGTAGAGCGTAAATTTGCGCGACCAACTGCCATTAACGCATCCTTCGAAACGGTGCTAGGAGTTGCTTGGCAAGTTCGATATCGGATCCAATAATACTTTGAACACTTGGACCACTAGAGGCACGGGTTGTAACTGCCATAGTCAAAGAGTTATCTCCGCGAACCTTTAAGAAGTCGGTTGTAACGAGGATAGCGGCCTGTTTAATAGCTTGAGGCATATTTCCCACCGATACGCCTGCAGCGTGCGCAAATTGAAGCGGCGAGGTAATCATAACGGTGCTAGAGCCGTATGTATAAGTAGGTGAAACTATTACCTGCTCCGTACTTGCGCCATCATAGATATTTACAACAGTTCCCGGAGTTAAACCGATAGGGTCGATCATAGTAAAGGATGCTTGACCCGCCGTAGCAGTTGAGATCAAACCATTACAGTATCCAGCCGTATAGTTATATGAGGCATAGATGCGTGATCTCGTTGACGGTGGGAAGCCAAAAGATAGTGGACCTTGCGAGCTATATGTAAGCCCTAATTGGCTTAATGGATAGATAACTTGCGACTTTTCAAACCAACAATTAGCTAGGGAAGCCGGGGGAACAGTAACCAAGTTTGTAGGTACTACGCCGTATGAAAGGGAGTTAAGCGCAACCACGTTATTATAGTCAGGGGAAATTACAAGATAACCTTCTTGAGTAATGCGGGTGCGAGATTGTTCCGTGAAGTTTTGAGCGATCAATGGTTGGTTTACATAGATATCAATCCACGATGAGGCTCTCTGAATAACTGCCGCTAGTTCAGCATCCTGTTGTTGGCTAGTACCGCCAGCAACCAAGTTTGAGTAGTCAATAGCCGTAGGCGCGTTCTTATATTCTTGAAGCGTTAGATAGGAGCCTGACTGAAACTGGGTTATTGGGGATACTGCCGCCATTTTTTAATCTCCGTCTGTCTGAGGGTCTGTAGACTCGTGTCCACATCTACCGCACTTGCGAAACCACGATCCAAAACCACAATTAAAGCAATTATACCCGCGTTCGCCATCTCCGGTTGTGTGTAATGCTAGGTTGCCTTCGGTAAAGCCCTCTGCCTTAAGCGCTTTGATATCTTTAGGATTGTCGATTACATAACTGCCGCTTTTATTAGCGCGTAAAAGTTTTGATCCTGATTGCCTTTTGATTTCTACTTCTCTAGCGAAACCATCTCTCGGAATTAAACGACCCATTTATTTGCCTTTCTTTATTTAGAAAACAGGGAGAGAACCATTACGGCTCCCTCCCTATTTAGTTTGTTACGAATTAAGCGGCTGTAATTCCTGAAACAACGCCGTTCCACGCTGGAGCGACGCAGAAAAATGTTCCGCGGAAGTAAGTTGAGAATTCATAGGCGAATTGTGTAACTGGCCATTGAATACCCATATAGTCCTGAACCATATAGTTAGACCACACATCTGAAACCTCTGTATCAGGGATTGGGAGTGTGTAGCTAAGAACAGGTGCAACACCTTGTGGTAGCCAAGGATGAACAGTTAGAGGAACTGATTTACCAGTTGTCTCGTTAACAATTCCATTAACAACAGAACCGTAAGTAACGCCTGATGTTTCATCTTGTGAAATCTGTAGACGGTAGTTAGCGTTTGCTGAACCCTTGATTGCATCTGAAAGTTGCTTACGATCTGAACCGTTAAGCAATACCTCATCTGGATCAGCCTTTACTGAGTTGTAAAGGTTAGCAAATACAGTCTGGAACTCTGTGCCCGGATTTGTATTTGAGAAGGTTGAGTTGATGTTGTAGTTGTAACCTGAGTTAGAACCAAGAACAGTTGGAAGGATTCCGTCGTAACCTGTTGCATAAGCAGATGTATCTGCTGTTGCGCGAGTTGCTACTGCACCTGTTGTTGTAAATGGTGCTTGGTTTCCGATTGTGCCTGTTCCTGAACCACCAAGAGTAAAGACTGTACCTGTTGTACGGCCTTGGAATTTAGCGTTTGCAGCACCGGTTGTTGTACCAGCATAAACGTTATAAGCAATAGCGCCAGCAACAGGAGAGATAGTTACTGTAATTGCTTGTGCGGTTGTTGCCTGTGATTGAACAGTTGAAAGTACTGATTCACCAAAACCTGTTGATGAAATACCAGCATCGGCTGTTACATAGATGTAATAAGTTGCGTTAGCAAGAGCAGTAACAGAGCCGGCAGGTGAAACTGCGGCTAGTGTGACTGTTGCAGGTGCGGCAAGTGCGCCGGCATAACCTGAAGCGGTTCCGCGTGCCATAAGCATCATTCTTTCTTCCATCAACATTGTTGCGTAAAGAGTTGATGTTGAAGATAGCTGACGGAGATCCTGATATCCAAGACCTGAGAAGTTAGCATCGAATGAAACGCTATCGGATAGCGAGTATGAGTTGTAAGGCAAGATTAGATCATCGGATGAGTACGAAATCTTTGCTCCGCGTTCGAAGTTAATTGAACCAAACGCAGTAGTTGTAGATTCTGTAACTCCCGGCCAAATCTGTCCTTGTCCACCGGTTCCTGTACCTGTGAAACCTGTGATCCGCTTTACGCGGTGTGAGGTTCCTACGCCTTTTTTACGAGGGATACGGTTACGAAGTGGTGTTGGGCGAGGTGTTAGGAGCTTTGCTGGCGCTTCCAAGTCGAAAGCGGCAAATGATGTTGATAGTGGAGATGTAAGGGTAATGTCCTTTTGCATATCTTGTAGCGCTAAACGCTGTGAGGCGATTGCGTTGTTAAGACCTGCTAAAGCATCCGGTGATAATGACTTTTGTGATGCTAGGGCTTCAAGAGCAGCGGTTGGATCTGCGGCAGGTGAAAGACCATTTGTATTTGGGTTTGAAAAGGACTTATTCAGGGTTTCCTGAAATTCATCCATACGCTTAGCGGCTTTCTTAGGTGATTCAGTATCACCAAAAAGATCAGACGCTTTAGGAGCGGTAAGAGCCAATTTAGTTCCTTTCGAGTGGGTTATTCTGCCTCGGATACATTGTTAGCCTTAGCGAGATATTCCTTCTCGAGTGCTTTGTATCCCTTAGCAAGAATTTGGTCTGAGGTCGCTGACGCTTTTAGGCGATATTCAGCGGCTTTGAGCAAGAGCTCGTTTGTATCAGTTACGGTTACGCGACCAGTCCGCTTTGGACCACCGCTTGCCGCTGCCGATTTTGCCGTTACGAGTTCTGATTCAAGAGCCATCACTTTTTCCTCTGCCGCCTTTTTTGCAGCTTGGTACTCGGCGATCTCTGTCTTGACCGTATCAGTCGCACTCTTTACAGCTTTCTCGATGATAGCCGTTACAGACTTTTCATCAAGAATTTCAGTTGGTGTTTCATCGGTTGCAATTTCAACAACCTCATCTTTAACTTCCGCAACGACAGGGGCTTCATCGCCTTCAACTGATTTAATCGAGCCTGAGGTATCTAGAGATACGGCGGTTGAAACATTCGCTACTTCGTTTGTTGGAGTTGCGCCGGGAATAACTACCTGAGTTTTTCCGTGATCGTTTCCGACTTGATGGCATCCGCATTGTAAGCACTTAGAAATATCGGCTGACTTAGCACTCATCTTGTCGCAACCCTTACAGATATCGTCATCGCAACCATCGGCGGCGGCACACGCGGCGCAACCATCGCAGTCGCAATCCTTAGAAGTAGCATCTGCGGCGAGGTTAATCATCTGCGGAGCCATTCCAGCCTCTTGATCTTCATCTATTTCGCCATCACGAAAGTTAAATAGGTGCTTAAGAGCGGAGAGCAGGGTATCTATATCATCGCGCTCATCTGAATCCATATCACCAATTTCGCTTGCTTCGGAGATAATAAGTTGAGCGATACCTTTACGAGCGGCATCATACGAAGCCTGATCGAACTTAGCGGAATCTGCTTGTAATTCCTTAATGACTTCTGCGAGCATAGATTTATCCTTTTTAGTAGTTGTTTTATATTTCCCGCCACGCTTTTTATATTCTTGAGATACCCAAGCATTGGCAACGGCTGATGGATAGACATCGAACTTTTGTTTAGCAGCGGCAATTACCGTAGCGTATAGATCTTTATCTGCTGGCTCACCTTTACGCTCAGGGATAATAGCGGCGTAGTCAGGCT